TTAAAAGCTATCGTTATAAGCTTTGGTTAAAATTGATTGCAATTCTCTTTCAGTGTTCGGATATAAATGTCCATAAGTGTTCGCGGTAGTGGTAATATCTGAATGCCCTAAATGTTTAGAAACTGTATATAACTGCACATTATTATTAATCAGTAGTGTTGCGTGTGAATGTCTTAAATTGTGTACTTTAATCTTTTTTACATTTGATTTTTCGATACCTACTTTAAATTGCTGATTAACATTTGCTAATGCCATTGGTTTTGCTATACTTCTGACTGCGAAAATAAAATCGTCGTTATTAACGTATTTAAATTTCTCTATTTGAAATTGTTCCAATTCCCTTAATTGTTCTATTACGTGGCTAGGAATCGTTATAGTGCGTTCTGATGGTGTTGTTTTAACTGTAGTGATTGTTTTGTCATTCCAAGTGTTTTTGATATCAATTTCTTCATTATCATAATCAATATCACAATAGCGTAAAGCTAATATTTCTCCTTTACGTGCGCCGGACCAAAATAAAACCATAAACAATGTTTTATAGACTACATTGTCTATGCAATCTATAAACTGATTGAATTCGTCTATGGTCCAATAGTCTTGTTTACGACGCTCTTCATGCTTAGGAAGTGATACAACTTTAACAACATTACGAGATAAATTATAAAAATTAACAGCAAAATTAAATATAGCAGATAAATTACGTCTTATATTACTTAACATTGCATTACTGTATCTATCAAAAATAGATTGATAAAAATCATCAACGTGTTTTGGTTTAATATTTCTAATGGGTGTATTTTTGAAATGTGGTATTAAAATATTATTTATTAAATTATTTTGGTTATAAATGGTTGTTTCTTTTTTACGTCCTTTTGAGTAATTCATAAATCTTTCGGCTATTTCACGAAAAGAGTATTGTTCTTCAATTTCAGTTTCATAAGTTTCTAAAAAGTGTTGTTGTGCAATTACAGCATCTTTTTTCTTAGCGAATCCTCTTTTTTTCTTTTGCACCTTCTCTCCACGAACATTTTCGACACGTACTGAATAAAACCATTTATTAGTGTTGGGATCTTTATGCACAGTCATTACAATTCACTCATTTCTGCATTAATAAAATGGTTATAGAGCATAGTTAGCCTCTGTCTAGCTTCTTGATAGGAACAATTGTAGTAACTTACTAATCTATCTTCTGTAAATAATTCATTTACTTCAATTTCTTCTTGAGGATACTGGAAAAGTAAACTGAACTTATCTGCTTCATTTTCTTGTTTTTCATTGAACAGTTCATTCATAAACATTTGATTAGTTTCATGCATCATTACGTGAGCGAGTTCATGTGTGAAATCATTCCACATATTAGTAGCAGTATCTAATTTGATACATATAACATCGAATCCTTTTCGAATAAAATAGCCACTAGTATGTTCATTATAAAAGACTATAATATTATAATAGTCACTTATAGCATCGATACTTTTGTCTATTCCATTAGTTTTTAATTCTTCAATTATATTATTCACTAAACTTTCTATTTTCATCAAAAATCCCCCTCTATATAGAACATGTGTTCTTTTTAATTTCAAAAAAAAACGGTATTAATTAATTACCGTTATTTTTTTGAATAGCTTTCATAATTAAATAATCTGCTTGATCTTCTAATGAATTTAAAATTCTTTGTCGTTCTTCATTTGGTAATTTTTCAAAAGATTCTTTATTTTTAAACATAATAGGTTGATAATTCTCCATATTTTTTTCAGAATCTCCAACAATATCATTTGTTGTACAGTCAAGCGCATGAGCTAGACTAATAACTTGTTTGTAGTTAGGGATAGTATAGCCCCGTTCTATATTGGATATAATTTGCTTAGTTTGTTTTGTTTTCCTTGCTAAACTTTCTTGAGTTAGTCCTTTTTGTTTACGTAAAAATTTGACTTGATTACCTACTTTAGACATTTGATTACCTCCTTGTATTCTTAATTAATTTGCTATTTATAATATCTAGTCTTTATCTTGTTCTTCAAATTCTCTTTGAGTAATTGGTTCGCCGTTTTCTATTCTTTTTGCTAATTCTTCCATTGTATAAAATGGGATTTTAACCAACCCCTTATCTTCTGAAGTATTATTTTCTTGTTCATTCCATTTCATAGTTAACCTCCTTGATTTTATATTTTGTATGTAAATTACATATCAATGGGTTGTGCAACATTTTCTTTAGGTTTACCGTCTGTAGATAATTGTAATTTTTGAACTTCGCCGTAATGTTCCATGTTTTCGTTATCGTCAACTTTATCTATACTTACACCAATCTGTTTAGGTATATCGTCTGCATACTCTAATTTTACTTTGTGAAAACCTTTTGTTTTAGAACCACTTGCTAAATCTTCATTCAATTTACCGGTTCCAATTCCAAATTCGGGTGTTAATTGTTCGCCAGTATCTGTAACGAATTTAACTTTGTTAAGAAATTCTAATTTTTTATCTGTATTATTAACAACTTCGCCGAAATAGGCTAAATATTTTTCTTCAGTACTGACATCTTGAATCAACATATATGAGAAATTAAAATCAAAACCGTTGTTACTAATTGGTGTTATTCCATTTTTATCAGAATTTGAATTTGTATATTTCTTTAACATTTTAAATTCGCCCATGCCTTCATCTGAAATAAAAATTTCGTTTTTATCTGCTTTGGCAAATTTTAAAGGATCATGTATTTTTTCGTTTTGCTTTTCTTCTTTTTTATCCAGTTCATCAATATCGCTTTGTGATATTCCTTTTTCTTGGTTACCACATGCAGATAATAGAAGAAAACTAGACATTATTAAAATTGTTGCTTTTTTCACTATTAACCTCCTAATTATTTGTTTCCTTTATGCTTTTGATATTTATGAATTAAAAAATCAGCTTGTTCTCGCAAAGTTTCCAAAACTTTTTCTTGGTCCTCAGGGGATAAATTATCGAACGCATCTTTATCTCTAAACATTTGTACGTCATCTTCTTTTTCGCCTGAATATTCTTCTTTTTTTCTTCCTAATAAATAATCTACTGATACATCGAAGTAATCGGCAATTAATCTTAGATGTTCTGAATTAGGATTTGCTTTTTGCCATCTTCTAATTTGTCCATTTGATAAATCTAATTTTCTTTCTAGTTCTGCGATAGTCATAGACCTATTATTAGCAAGTTTTTTCACCACTTGATAAGTATTCATTTTACCCTCCACTTGTTATTTTTAGAAATCCATCTAATTAACTGTTGACTAATAGTCAAATATCTATTATAGTTTAAGTATGCTAATTACTAAGCCAATAAAAAAACAAATTCGTTGGGGAACGGAATAACTGTTTGTTTAAAGGCACTTATCTATAGAAAGATGGGTTTATTTATCTATGCTTATATATTAGCTTAATGCATTAGATAAGTCAATAATTAGTCGAATATCTAATTAGGAGGTAATATAAATGCCAACAACAGAATTCGGTTTAAAAGTTCGAACAGAATTACTTAAGCGTAATATGTCTAGTAAGCAATTGGCAGATATGCTAGGTATTTCCGGTGCTTATATGTCCGACATTTTACGTGGACGTAGAGATGCATTTGAACAAAAGAAACGTATCGCAAAAATATTGGAAATTAAAGAAGTTTCTAAATAAAGGGAGGCAATCAAAATGCAAGTATTACAAGAAGTACAAATTGAAAACAATTCAGAATTAGGTCCAGTTGTTTCAAGCAGAACAGTAGCAGATGAATTGGGGAGAGAGCACAAGAATGTAAGAAGAGATATAGAGCAAATTTTAATACGCTCAGATTTGAGCACATTAATTATTCCGAGTAAATATAAAGATTCAAGAGGTCGAACACAAAACGAATATCTACTAACCAAAGACGGTTTCACTTTATACATGTTTAACATTCAAGGTCATAACGATTTCAAAATGGCTTATATAAATAAGTTTAATGAAATGGAAAAACAACTAAAGCAACCAATTGCTAGTTATATGATAGAAGATCCAGTGAAAAGAGCTGAGCAATGGATAGCTGAACAAAAAGAGAAGAAACAATTAGAACTAGAAAACAACATGAACAAACAAAAGGTAGCTGAATATGAACCAAAAGCATCATATTTAGACACAATACTAAACAATAAAAGTTTGGTAACAGTAGGGCAAATTGCTAAAGATTATGGTGTGTCGGCACAATCGCTTAATAAATTGCTACATGATTTAAAAGTACAGTATAAACAATCAGGACAATGGTTGCTTTACTCAAATATACAAGATAAAGGGTACACACATTCATCTACAACAGAGATTGAACATAAAGACGGAAGTACATCGGTAAGAATGAATACTAAGTGGACACAAAAAGGGCGTTTATATATCTATGAGTTACTTAAAGAGAACGATATCTTACCAACGATTGAAAAATAAATTGAGTAATAGGAGGAGAAACAATGGGAGAGAAAAACAAAAACCTCAAACTACTCATGGCAGTGAGCAGAATGAGGGGAAGGAATTGATTGAGATAGCGTCATCTTTAGTAACTGACTATAACAATCAAACAACAGAAAATTTACTTGAATATTCAAGTCGATTAATCAGATATGTCAATAACTAGTGAATCAGAATTAATGCCGTTCTCCATAGATTCTATTGTACTTTTTGCAGAAGACTTATAAACGTAAGTTTCAGAAGTAGCGACAATCTCGCCGTTGGAAGACTTAATCACAAAGTAATATTGACCATTTCTAGATTTATCAATTACAAACCTCATGTTTTATACCTCCTTTCGTAAGGAGTATAACAAAACAAATTGAGTAACAGGAGGTATCAAAATGACAAAAAAGATATTACATGAAAAGTCTAGATATCAAGCATCGATCAAAAAAATAAAAGGACTACAATTAATAGCCCTTAATATTATTATCATTAGCTTTACTTATCAGTTCTTCAAATTATGGTATATAGAATTTAAAGGATTCGATAACAAGCGTAAAACTTTAAAATACTATTTTAGAACAGCGAAATATTTTCAATCAATTTTAGATGAATTTGCTTTATTCCATAAAGATAATTGAATTTTAGCGCTAGTTTTCATGAAGTTTTTTAAGTTTAATTTATCAGTACGACTAAGTGGTTTAGTAATTTCAATACTAGCGATTAAATCATCAAGTTCTTTATCGTAATCACTCCAGTGTTTATCTACAAATTTATTTACATCTATTTTAATTACCTTCTTTCGTAAAGAGATAATTAAATTGTAACAAACACAATTATTTAACCGAATAATAAAATTAAAATATTTTTGAAGGAGTTATAAAAATGACAAATTTATCAAGACAAAAAGTAGTAATTGCTCGTAAGAGAAAAAATCTAAATCAACGACAAGTAGCAAGAATAATCAATACGACACCTGAAACATATTGTAATAAAGAAAATGGAAAAAAAGATTTTAAATTACCTGAAATGCAAAAGTTAGCTAAATATTTCAATAAATCTTTAGATGAACTATTTTGGGAGGATGAAGAAATTGAGAGCGATAAAGGAATTGTTTGATATAACGTTAGTATTTGGAGCTATAGCGCTAACATTCACTTGTAGTTATTTTACTTCATATTTTGTCAATGACGGAATTTGGCATACCGTTGTATACTTTCTTATTTTTATGTGCGGTGTTATTGCCATAAAAAGTCTAGGAAAGTATTATGTAAAAAATTTTTTGTAGAAGTTATCGCTATCAGTTATTAAGGAACGTTTAACGATAAAGGAGGATTATAGTGAACGAATTAATAAGAAGTATTTATGGGTTAGCAGAATTTGATGAAATATATGACGAAGACGAGAGAGAAAATGCTTTTGGTTATTTAGAAGAAAGTATACATGATGATATGAGAGCAGAAAGAGACATGGAAAAATAAAAAAAGCGTCCGATTGTCAGTCGGACGCCAAAATTAAATGTCATTTTCGAAAGAGATGCCATTTAAAAGCACAACTATATAATAACAAGGAGGTTAGGGGTTTGTCATTACTTATGAATAAATTGAAGTCAATTAACACAAAAAAAATGAGCGATGAAGAATGGAAACAACTAAGAACGCATTCAATCGGTGGTTCTGATTGCGGAACAATATTAGGTATGAATAATTACGAAAGTCCGTTCACTTTATGGCAAAAGAAATTGTGGGCAGACGATTACGAAGAAGATATAAGCGACAAGATACAAGTTAAATTCGGTCATTACAACGAACAATTTGTAGCGAAGTTATTTGAAGAAACAACAGGTAAGAAAGTACGTAAGCATAATAAAATGATGTATCACAAAGATTATGACTTTATAAGTGCTAACGTCGATAGGGTCGTAGTTGGCGAAAATGCATTGCTGGAATGTAAGACAACGAGCGAATTTATGAAAGATAAATGGAAAGACGGAAACGTACCGGCAAGTTACATGGCGCAATGTTATCACTATATGGCAGTTACAGGCGTAGACGTTGCTTATATAGCTGTATTGTTTGGTAATAGTGAATTTCATTACGAACCAATCGAACGTGACGAAGAAATCATAAACGATATTATAAATGCTGAAGTTGAATTTTGGAATGAATACATTGTTAAGGGGCAACGACCACCAGTAGACGATAGCGAAGTGACTTCAAAAGCATTAAACGAGTTTTGGAAAAATACGCAACCACAAGTAGTTAACTTTGATGAAGAAAAAACAGCATTGTTTAAAAGTATTTTATCAATTAAAAAACAACAAAAAGATTTAGATAAACAATTGAAAGGACATCAAAATAAACTCAAAGAGTTATTGGGCGAAAATGAGTTTGGCGAAGTATCAGATTATAAGGCGAGTTGGAAAAAACAGAACCGAGAAACATTTGATGCAAAACGATTTAAAGAAGAACACCCAGAATTATATGAACAGTATAAAAAAACAAGCACGACACGTACTTTGAATGTGAAAGAAAATAACAAATAACGATAAAAAGTAACGTTAAATTGTACACAGAAAGCACATATTGAACAAAAATAAGTTTTATGAATAAAACTACTTAAAATAAATTATCGCTTATATAAAGCGTATATGGAGGAAATAAACATGGCTACACAAAATCAATTTAAAAATCAATTAACACAAAAGAAAGAAAACAATAACCAACCTCAACAAAAAGCAGTAGGACCGAAACAAGAAATTAGCAACTTACTAGATAGAATGGCTCCCCAAATACAAAAGGCGCTACCACAACACATGAGCGCCGAAAGAATGGCACGTATAGCAATGACGGCAGTATCAAGCACACCTAAATTACTAGAATGTGACCCGAAATCATTAATTGGTGCATTGATGCAATCATCACAAATCGGGCTAGAACCAAATACAAACCTAGGACAAGCGTATTTAATTCCATATGGCAAAGAGGTTCAATTACAGGTTTCTTATTTAGGTATGATCGAACTTGCTAACCGTAGTAAGCAATATAAGGCAATATACGCCCATGAGGTGTACCCGGAAGATTATTTTGAATATCAATACGGATTACAAAAAGATTTGATACACAAACCGGCAGATAATCCACAAAGTGAACCAATTGGATATTATGCAGTGTATCACTTGCTAAACGGTGGCTATGACTTTGTGTATTGGAGTAAGGCAAAAATAGACGATCACGCAAGACAATTTTCTAAAGCTGTTCAAAAAGGTTGGCAAAGCCCATGGAAAACCAATTTTAATGCAATGGCTAAAAAGACGGTTTTAAAAGACTTGCTAAAATTTGCACCTAAATCAATTGAAATGAACAATGCAGTATCAAGCGATAGCAAAGCACAACAAATAGATGATGACGGCAATATCATTGACGTTACAGATTATTCACAAGTTAACGATGAACCGGAACAATTACAGGAGGGACAATAATATGAGATGTATTGCTAAAGAAGAAGGAATTGAGTGTTATCCGCAAACGGATGCAGAAGCTAATTTCATTAATAAAAATAGCGAGTGGTTTAAACAAGAAATGAATAACGAATTAGAACGCTTAATAAATGATGTTAGAGGTGAGAAGTGAAAATATGCGAACACACAAATCAAATTTCTTATATAAAGGTTTTAAATTCAACAAAAACATTGAATTAACTGATAAGGGTGTAACTTTAATGCTTACGCCTTTGTCAGAAAATGAAATCATATATCAAGAAATAATTGAAAGTGAGCACGAATTAGAATTTGTAACAAACGAATCACTAAGATATTTAGATGATTGGATAGCAACGAATACAACGGAACATGAAAGAGTTTTTGTGAAATTAACACACTGGAGGTAAAAGCAATGATATTAAAAAGAAAATTAGTTTTGAAAAGTTTTGAATTTAGAGTTTTGTTATTAGAAAGAAAGTTAACGTTTACTGAATTAGGTAGACGTTGTGGCATTACACAAAACTACATTTCGATGATTGTAGGACACCGTAGAAGTCCGGCGCCAGCAGTAGCACAGAAAATTTGTGACAATTTAGGTGTTGAATTTGATGATATTTTTGAACTTAAAGACGTTACAGCCGATAGCATGATTAAGTAAAATAAGCACATTGGAATTAAGAGGTGGAAAAGTTTATGGCAGATAGTATTACTAGTTCAATCACTGGTTATGGTTTGGTTTTTAAGCGAGTTATGAAAGATACAAACTTAAGCATTGAAGCAAAAGCGTTATATAGCTATTTATCGGCATACGCAGGAGCAAGTGAGACTGCTTTTCCTAGTGTTAAATTAATGTGCTACGAGTTAAACATTAGTGAAAAAAGATTGCAAAAGTATAGAAAGCAATTAGTGGACAATGGTTATCTATCAATTAGTCGTACTAAAAGTAATAATATTTATGGAAAAAATGTATATACAATAAATCACGATTCTCGACAAGTACGATTTGGAAGGATCGAAAATGGAGGCGTCCAAAATGGAAGCGTCGAAACTCGACCGGTCGAAAACGTAGGTACTACAATTAACAGTTCTACAATTAACAGTATTACAAATAACAGTAATACAAGTAACAGTTGTAGTAGTGGTCAGCCGTCGCCGTTTGATTTTTATCAAGAAAATGGGTTTGGAATGCTTAAACCCTATGTAGCAGAACAAATTAGTTATTGGATAGACGATTTTAAAGAGTATGGCAATGAAATTGTAATTGAAGCAATGAAAGAATCTGTTAACAGTAATGTAACGAACTGGAAGTATGTAAATTCTATATTGAAATCATGGTATAACGATGGCGTTCAAACGATAGAAGATATACAAGCGAGAAATAATAAACGTTCTTATAAAAGTACAGGCACCGACGGACAATTAAAAGGACAAGCGTTGAAAGAAGCTATGCAAGACCCTTCTTATTGGGATTAGGAGGTAAACAAATGCAAAAATTAATAAGCACAAAACTAAAAAAACAACTAAAGCAGTACGAGGCTACAAATATTACGTATGATTTATATTGTGAATATTGCGGACACAAATATGATTTACATGAATTTGAAAGTGGTTACACAGTGAAAGACGGCTGCGAGTGTGAAAATATAAGGCAAGCAAAAGAAACAACTGAAAGACGTAAAAGAGAATATGAACAACGTAAGGTTGATGCGATGTTTAATCAATCACAAATTAACCCGTCAATAAAAAACGCGACAGTAAACAATTATAAACCGACAAACGAATCACAACAAAATGCGAAAAATATAGCTGTTGAATATGTTAAAACATTTTCGTTAGATAATCCGAAGTCATTAATTTTGCACGGATCAATTGGAACGGGTAAATCACATTTGGCATTTGCAATAACTAAAGCGCTAAAGAATCAAGATTATAAAGTAGCGTTTATGCATATACCGAAGTTAATGAATCGAATTAAATCAACTTATAAACGTGATGCAACAGAAACAGTCGAGGATATTATAAAACAGTTAAGTGACTTAGATTTATTAGTGTTGGACGATGTAGGTGTAGATGATAGCGCACACGCAATAAGTAAGTTGTCGGATATAGTCGATAATCGAACTGGATTAAACAACATATTTACAACGAATTACAGTAACAAGCAACTTAACGATGATTTAAATTGGCAACGTGTTTACTCACGAATGAAGTTTAATGCTAAAAGATTAAATGTAGTAGGCGAAGATTACAGGGAGGGCGACGCATGGTAACGTTAATTAAAGAAATAAAAAAGGTTTTAAATTGCAGTGAGCAATACGCACAAAAGATTGTAGAATACGCAAACGGCGACGAGGATAAGTTAAATTATCAAATCAAAAGACAGCTAGCAAAACAAGAGAATAACCAAGCAATTTTGGAAGTCAAACCACACAAAGTAAATAAAGGTGGCAAATTAAGGCAAAAACAGAAATATGATTGTTACATCACAAAACATAATTATGCTTAATATTTGGATTATGAGGCGCTTTAAAAAAGAAACTAAGAACGTATTACGAAATGGAGTAAAATTTAAGGAGGATATAAAATGGAAAAATTATTATATGATTTAGAAAACGAAATGATAAATGAGGCGTTAAACGGTGGTTTGAAAGAAATTAAATTCTTGTTAGAGAATTGGGAAGTACGAGATGAATATCAAACAGCGAAATCAGTAATTAAGGCATTGAATTTAAAACTAACAGATAGTAATAGTTTTGAAGTAGAAAAACCAAGAATAATGAAATACGCAATAACAAGTATTTTTGCTAACAACCAAGCATTTAAAAAACAAAACGGAAATATAAAACGTTTAGGTAGAAACGAGGCACTAAATATTATTGTTGAAACATATAGAGAGCTTGAAAAAGAATCAAGTAAAAAACGCTTGTTAAAAACAATAGTTATGTTGAAGAATTTTATGAAATTGGAGGAATTAAAAAATGATTAATTCAGTAACGTTAAGTGGACGTTTAACAAAAGAAGTCGAATACAAAGTAACAACAAGTGGTGTGCAAGTTTCAAGATTCACATTAGCCGTACAAAGAAGTTTTAAAGATAAAAACGGGGAGTATCAAGCAGATTTTGTTAACATTATAGCTTTTAGAGGTACGGCACAAATTGCAAATGAGCGCTTAAATAAAGGCGATTTATGTAATATTCATGGTCGAATACAAACAAGACAATTCGAAAACAACGAAGGGCAAATGGTGTATTTAACCGAAGTAGTCACGGATAACATTCAGTTAATCAATACAGGCAGAAATAACCAGCAACAACAAGGTGGTTTCAGCAATCAACAATCACAACAACAGCAAGGACAATTACAAAACAATTGGCAACAGCAAAATAACCAAACACAAGGAAATCAACAACAAGGCAATCCGTTCGCTAATGCCAATGGTCCAATTGATATACAAGATGATGATTTACCATTTTGATTTTAAAATACACAAAATATAAATTTAAGAATTAAAAAGGAGTAAGACAAATGAACATAGAAATAATAAAAGATTTAACCGAAGAAGAAAAGGCACTAATGAAATATAACAAGATAACAAACAAGATGTTTAACAAAAGAGTTAATCAAGGGTGGTCGGTTAAAGAAAGTGTTTCTTTACCTAGAACATTCAAACTAGCAAATGACGGGTTAATTTATAAACAATTAAGAGTTAAAGATAATTTGTACCACCTTTCAAGCGAACAATATTTAAATTTAGAAAAAATAGGTGTTGATTTGCATAGAGTTTATGCACGAATTATGAAAGGCGAGCCTTTTGAAGTTGCTATAAAAAGAAAAGTAAGTGAAAATTTGGAAGATTTGCAAGAACGCTTATTCATTGAAGAATATAACGAAAACCAAAGAAGTAATGAACTTAAAGCTCAAAAATTAAGAAATGAAATGAATCAAGATAAAACCAAAAAGGATAAAGTAAAAGTTAGTAGATATTGGAATATCACGTATAACCAAATGATGAAACAATTTTAGGAGGATAATAAATGAGTTTACAAGTTGAAACGATCACAGGATATGTAGACAACATGGCAGAATTTGAAAATGTACTTAACGACTTTATAAGTAGCCATTCGGTTATGTTCCCGATTGAATATAAAACGATTAGTGAAATGAAAGATATACCACAGATAATGGCAATTATTACTTATGAAACTAACAACGAGGAATGGCAAGATATTTTTAATCAAGCGAAAGATTATGATTACAACCAGTTGCTAACAGCCGTTTTAAAATTAAGCAATATGAATTTATCCATAGATACGATAGGTGATATTGTAACAAGATATACAGACCCGACCGAATCAATCACAAGTGATTTAGCGAAGTTACACGATATAGAAATCGAATTTGATAAAGATTTAGAATAGAAGGAAAATGCACATAATTAACACAGGTTTTCATAATTATTATATTTTGTAGACGCTAAAAATCAGATGAATATAAATACATTACAAATGTTTATGCTAATCATTATATTTGATGTTGAAGTATTACTGACAGGTTTATTGTTATTAGGCATGCAGAATAGATTTTCATTATTGGTATAGGAAGTCAGCCGAAAACAGCTATGATAAATGGCATTACGTATATAAATATACAAAAAAGTGCTAAAAGCAAATATAAGAAACCCTTAATACTATTTTTCATAAAGTTGTGCCCCTTTGATAATTTTCTTAAGTAATAATTTTAGTTTATAGAAGTACAAAAGTAAATAAGTCTCAAGATGGTTTTAAAAAAGAGATATTGAGAGAATGGAAACCTTGAAAGTGCTGGCTGTAAAAATATCAAATCAACAAAGGCGATAGATTAATCCAATTGTTTATTGTATCAATATGGACGCTAGAATTACAGAAAGTAGATGAATTTAGCAATGAAACAGCAAGAGGGCAAAACGGTTTCGGATCACCAGGAATCTAAAGATATATTAAAAAGAGTAAAAGAGGTATTAGGAAAATGAATTTAGATGAATTTAGTTTATACTTTAGTATTTTTGCGCTAGTAGTAAGTATATTAATCACAATAGTTATGTGGGATAGGTAAGGAGTGATTAAATGACAGGCGTTATAAAAAGACAATTAGACGAAATACAAGACAAAGACACATTTATTAAATGGTTGGCTAATATGTATTTTGTGCAGTCGTTAAAGTTAGAAACTGAATCACAAGGCAATGTAGCAGAAATTGAAAGACAACAAATTAAAAGCAAAGCAGACGAGTTTTTAAAGGAGGCTAAGAATGATTAACAAAGCAAGAAAGAAACCGATAGAAATTGAATTTATAGAATACACAGACGATACAAATATTGTTGATCTATACGATTGGTCTAACGACCAAATCGAATTAGTTTTTGAAAATGATACATTACAAAAGCATTTGTATGTAAATACACTAGAAGGCGACATGTTAGTTAATGCAGGCGATTATATCATTAAGGGTAATAACGGCGAAGTTTATCCATGCAAGCCGGATATATTCCATAAAACATATGAGGTTACACAATGAAATACTTAGTTAAGAAAACATACCACTACACAGGCGAAGTATTTGCAGATGCGAAGAAAGTAAAAGAAAATGAAAGTTATATGATTGTCGATGCTAAAAATTCAGTAGAGTTAAAAGCTAAATTGGATATGCAACAATTTGGAAACAATATGAAATTCTATGCAGACAAGCTAAATGAAGTTTCAAAAAGAATATAAAGGAGGTAGAACATGTTAAACGTATTAATTTATATTGTGGGGGCAATTGTATTTGTTTTCTTGGTATATCAAACATTTGGGTTTGTAAAAGATCTTAGGGCATCATATAGGCGAGGTTATACAAAAGTGGCAGTAACATTTACTATTGCATTAATTGCCGTTTGGGTGCTTTATATTGGTGCTATGACATACCTAATTACTTAATACTTAAAATTAATAAGAAAGGGAATCTGAAATGGAATCTAACATAGGCGAAACGATTAAAGCATTATGTAAAATGCATAACATATCGTTGTCTAAACTGGAAAAAGAAACAGGTTTAAGCAACGGACAAATAGCACGTTGGATTGTTAGTAGTCCTAGTGTAGAAAACGCAAGCAAAGTAGCTGATTATTTCAATGTAAGTATTGATTACTTAGTTGGTAAAGAGGGACAAGGACAAGCAACTTTAGAAATACAATCAGTAATTGAACAAATGCAAGGTATGACAAAAGAGCAACAAAAACAAGCGAGGGATATTGTTAATGTGTTAGACAGAAAATAAAGGAATAGAAAAACTATTCCTTTTGTTCTAAAACGTTCTTTTGTTTATTTTTAATTTCAACAAGAACCCATGAAATCAAAAAATGTAAAATACAAATGAAAAATATAAATTGAAATGGTATTGCACCAATTAAGGTCAAAGAGTAAAAATGTTGTATATTTACTTCAGAGAAAGACTTGTTAACAGAGTGTAAAAAATCAATTAACGGTGTGTAATCTTTAATTATTTTATTGTTATTTATATTTGGGGGCTGGATTTTATAGTTGTCACTCGAAGAATCGAATCTGATTTTTGTATTTAATACATTATTGACTAAAGATTGTTGTACATCGCTTGAAACGTTAAATTGTTGAAAAAACTTATTCGAAATTTCTTTAATATCGGTTTTACTTATAATCTCACTTACTTTAGGTGCTAATTTTATAGATTTTACCAATGAATTTTTGTCGATTTTCAACGCTTCTTTTTGTGTATCAATTACTTTTTTTAAGTCCATATTTTGAAATGTTTTAAGAGCTTTCCTAATATCTTCCGGACTTGGGATAGTGTATGTATTCATGTTAATGACCCCTTTCAACTCAATATATTTATGCCTAATTTAACCATAAATACATCAGATTTAAATAGCAATATAAAAGAAGTGAAGATAAATTAAAATTAAAATCAGTAATAATTTAAAAATAGCAATCATTGATTGAACACATGAAGGTTTGCCAAACAAAAGGTACAAGTATTTATTGAAGTATTAAACAAATAAAAAGGGATAGACATAAAAGTCTATTCCCTTAGTTCAGATAAATTTTTCTTAAATGTTTTAATGTTTATAACATCATTAATTTCTTTTCTTGAAGTGTTAATTTTAATTGGTACAAGGTCCTCATAGTCATAAAGTCTTTTAGCATTACGGAAAAATAACGTTAAATTTACAGCGCCGTAACTCCCAATTTCAATTGGTAAACTATTAGTGTAAAAAGGCAATTTGGTTTTAGTGCCTTCTAATACAATTTGTTTTTCACTAACATTTATAATACCGTCCACATGAACGCTAGTAATAGACACCGGATTAGAAGAATGATTTGTAATAAGTACTTTCATGTAGAAACCGTTATGTGGTACTTCATGTATGCTTAGAACCTTCGCAGTTGAACTAAAACGACTTGTATATAATTCGTGTAAAAACGTTGCTAACGAAAGTATACCAGCAAGTATTGAAATTATTAAACTCGAAATTCCCATATTGTTGTTTCACTTCCTTTCATATAAAAAATGTATAAATTAATTATACTATATAATCATTCTGATTCAAAATAGAATTGCAAGAAAGTAGGGATAAATTGAAAAATAATCTTAGTAAGAATGAAGAAAAGGCAATAAACGTTATTGTAGCGATTATCATGGTTGCTTTAGCATTATTTGTAGTGTCTGTATTAGGCGCTGGTGCGTATTGGTTATGGGATATGGTATTATGAATTTAAAATTAACTGTTTAAATATTGGGAATGTTGGTTGTTTATAAAACTAAAAATACACGTGCTTTATGAGAAGGATATAGAGGCTATTTAATCTAAAACTGTATAACAAGTAGGTGTTAATGATTATTCTTTATATTACGGCGTATTTGTTGCTTCTATACCCATTGATTGATAGTGCAATTACAGCGCAAAAAGGCATTGAACATAAGGATAATAAAGAAATGGTAATGGGAATAACTTTATTTACGGTTACAATATTTATGTATATGATGACAACAATGTATTTGTTAGTAGATGTTAATTTATTCTAACGAATATTTTTTATAGACTTTAGTAACGTTATGCGTTATAATTATAAATGGGTCATTCAAAAGAACTTTTATATTTAATCAAATTTCATATTTCCACTTAGCATGGTAACAACGATTTGTATATAGGCAGATCGTTGTTTTTTATTTGCAATTTATAACGCATTACGTTATATTAAATATGCGATTACATCATCCTTGTACATGTATTACTAATATTAATTAGATATTTATGTAAAATGTTACGTAACTTGAAACCGAGAAAAAATAATATTCAAAACATAATCGCTAGTAGTAATGTTATTTAGTTTTATCATATTTGGTATGTAAGAATAATTAATTTACCAAAAATAGTGTGTTACGGAAACAATACACTTCCTAGAAACTTTGTTTGGTTACACCAATAATCAATACTATATTATATTTAAACAACGTCAAGAAAAGGCGTTGTTTTTTTAATGTATTTGAGTTGATAAATAACATAATACGTTATATTATATAAGTATAGATTTTCATCTATACCTTTCTTATATTTTATAGTTTTTTTGTTTAACTTTTAATTGCAAATGTAATTTAAAGCTATGTTTACAGACTCCTTTATTTATTAAGTTAGAACTTTTTAACCATTGATTAATTTCAATGGTTTTTTTATTTATATAGCATGAAATATGCGTTTAGAACTGGTATAATAATTATACAAGTAACATAATACGTTATAAATGTGAAAGAGGGATAGCATGAGAAAAGTATTGTCGAAATTAAGTTATGTAATATTAATTATATCTTTTTGGGAATGTACTAAAACAATGTATCAAATAGTAAAAGGATATATAGATTACAAACCCGTTTATTATATTAAAGATTATGTTGAAGATATTTATCATAGACCGTAAAGTTTTTTATAAACATGAGTAACATATTATGAAATATTATTTTGGGAGGCGTTACGTTGCGCATTAATTATGACAAACTCAACTTTCAAGATGAACACATAAGCGAAGAATCAGACGAAAGATATTTCATGTACTCAATACCGGGCGAGCCTAGTTTGGTAATGATAAACGAAAATGATGAAATTATAGGTGGTTGGGAAATTAAAAATTTAAACATCATGCCAATACATGTAGACACACCGTCATTTCATAATTTAAACGATTTATTAAAAAGAAAAGAAGTAATCACAAATGACTAATACAATATACAAAAATAGAGGGGTTTTCCTAGAAAAAGTGATAGAGAAATCCAATAACCAATATTTAGAACGTGATTTAGCATTAATAGACAAGATACCAACACCAATGAGTGGTAACACTAGAAAGAATACATTTCGCTACACGAAGAAAAGTACAGTCGATTTCACAGGCGTTTCACAAGGCCAATTTGTTTCTTTCGATGCTAAACAATGTAATGCACCTAGATTTGAATTTAGTAGATTACAAGAACATCAAGAAAGCTATTTAAAGAACGCACATAAGCAAAAAGGCTTAGCGTTTATATTAATACTATTCACTAAAGAGAATGAGTTATACAGGCTCACAATAAGTGAATACGAGTATTTAAAAGAAAACATAGGTAGGAAATCAATTCCTTTGGATTGGTTTAGAGAAAACAAAGTACAAATTAAAAGCAAAAACGGTGTTTATTATGATTATTTAGGCATCGCATAATGAATAAATGAAAAGTGGGTGCTAGATTGATATACGAACCGAAACAAGTTATTAATATGCTCAAAACTTACAATGATGATGTTCACACATTAAAATGCTTAGTTGAAGAATACAACGACAGCATGGAACCGGGCGCCGACGCAATGGCTTACGGTACTGATGCAATAATGCCAAAGGGTAATAGTATTAGTGATCCAACATTTAAAAAAGCTAAACGGTTAATGAAAAATAACAACGTGATACACAACTTAGAGCAGAAAATAGCGTTTATTGATAATAACGCATACAAGCTACACAAAGACCAACATATTATTGTATTTGCTTTAAGAATACAAGGGCATACATGCCAATACATTGCCGATACATTAAGAGTTAAACGAACTAGAGTACAAAATATTATTAACGAGATAGCACAAGTTATGTGCAAATCTAACGAAGAATATAAGCAGTATAAACAAAAGCATGATATTGCTTGATAGATAGTAAGTGACGAAAATAACACATATTGCATAAGTGGTTGTTATTTTAAACAAGTGATAAAATCAATTCAGAACATCAACAAAGGTGTTCGAATGTTATTCTTTGTCTGCTTTTATTTTGTTTATTTTGTTTAAAACGTCACTTTTAATTAAGTGGCGTTTATTTTTTTACCATATTTTAATTAAGGAGGTGGGACAATGGCGAAACGTCAAAAGCTCGATGATTGGTTGAAAGAAGAAAATTTAATACGTGTGCAAGGTTGGGCAAGGGACGGATTAACTATGGATCAAATCGCTTATAATATCGGTATATCAAAGCAAACTTTGTATAGGTGGCAAGAACGTAGTAGTGACTTTTTAGACGCCTTAAAAGTAAGCAGAGATAGCGCAGACAGGCAAGTAGAGAACGCCTTGTTTAAGAACGCATTAGGCTTTAAGTATGTAGAACAGCAGTTAACAGATACAGGCGAAGTAGTAGACGTAGAAAAATACGCAAAGCCTAATACAACAGCACAAATATTTTGGCTTAAAAACCGTAAGCAAGAAGTATGGCGAGAAAAACAAAATATCGAACATGCTGGTGGCGTAGAACAAAAAATTGATTTGTCGGGTGTAAGTGATAAAGATATAGAAAAATTAGCAAAAATGAGTGATGAAGAATGACGATAACAAAGCAACAAAAGAAACTAATTATACAAGAGGCAAGACGAGAAAGCGCAAGGCGTAGTTATCGTAGTTATGTTAAATCGGCTCATCACGGGAACTTTGAACATTACGCACACACTGATCTAATATGTGATTATTTACAACGAATAGCAGACGGCGAGCAAATGCACTTAATGATTGAGATGCCACCACGTCATGGAAAATCAATGACAGTTACCGAAACATTTCCGTCGTATTTTCTAATGCGTAATCCGGCTAAACGAGTTATTACATCGGCATATTCCGAAGGGTTAGCCCGCAAATTCGGTAGGTTAAACCGTAACAAGTTTGAAGAATTTTCAAATAGTTTATTTAATCTTAGTTTGTCGGCTGATAACAATAGCACAACTGATTGGGGTTTAGCAGATTATAACGGTGGCATGATTGCTACAGGTATAGGCGGTAGTATTACCGGGCAAGGTGCAGATTTAATGATAATTGATGACCCTATAAAAAACGCTAAAGAGGCGCAAAGTAAAACGATACGTGAAAACATTTGGGACGAATGGGAAAGTACATTGTCTACACGTTTACACGACGGCGCAAGCGTTATAGTTATTATGACCCGTTGGCATCAAGACGATTTTATAGGGCGCTTATTAGAGCAATCGCCGTATGATTGGAAACGGTTAAGATTACCGGCTATCGCAGAAGATGACGACGATTTATTAAATCGGGAAGTTGGAGAGCCTTTATGTAGAGAATTAGGTTTTGATGAAGAATGGGCAGAACTTAAAAAGCGTGAGGTAGGTTCGAGAACGTGGGCATCTTTATACCAACAAAGACCGTCGCCCGCACAAGGTACTATATTTAAACGTGAATGGGTTCAATACTACGATAGAGTACCACCACGATATGACGATATGTTAGTAAGTTGGGATTTTACCTTTAAAGACAGTGAATCAAGTGACTATGCAGTAGGCCAAGTTTGGGTAAAGAACGGCGCAGACTTTTATTTAATCGACCAAATACGTGCAAAAATGGACTTCACACAAAGTGTTAGAGCCGTTGAAAGTATGAAAAATAAATATCCTAAATGCAGAAAAATATTAATTGAAGATAAAGCAAATGGACCGGCTATTATTACCACGTTGAAACAAAAGATTAGTGGCATTATACCGATTACGCCTAAAGAAAGTAAGGTGGCAAGAGCATATGCCGTAACGCCATTCTTTGAAGCAGGTAATGTATTTGTTGGTAAGAAGGTTCCTAGCGTTGAAGATTTTATTGATGAATTAACAATGTTCGATAACGCAGTGCATGACGATACAGTTGATGCTATGACACAAGCGTTAAACTACTTTGCATCTAAACCAACAGCTAGTGTAATAACTAATAATGCATGGTAAGAAGTAACGCATAAGGTTGTATTATAACCAAATAAGAATCAAGGAGGCACACAATGCAATTTAGAAATCAAGATAATATATGGGTTAAATTCGATAAGGAAGTTATTAAACAAGTACATGACGATATGTATTACTACAGGGGATTATATGAAGGTAGACACCACGAGTTGTTTCCACGTGCAATTAACCTAATCGAACAAGGCGAGATTATAGATGTATACAGTACACAAAATGAAGTGGCATCGAAGAACGTTCGTACACCATACCTAATGATTAATATAAGTCGTGTGATCGTTGATTTACCTAGTATGCTTGTAGCACGCACACTTAACGGAATTAAAACCAATTATCCAAATGATAGTTTAGCCCAAGAAGATATGTTAAACAACGTACAACAAACTACAGTAAGCACGCAGGCACAACAACAAGAAGAATTTATTGAACAAACAGAAACAAACGACTTTAACGGGCAAACAACAGATAAGCAACAGGAAGTTATAGACCAAATTAAAAAGAATAGCAATATCAACCACACAATGAATTTAAATCAATTACAAATCGACGGTGGCATCGTTGCCGTACCAATGATTAAGAATGGTAAGATAGCAATTGATTTTAAAGAACGTAACGTTTACTTTCCACATGATGACGGGCTAGGCGTAGATTTAGTATATGAGTTAGAACCAACACAGGAAGAAGAAGAAAAGGGTTATAGATATGTACACGTCTACACTGAAAGAGAAAGCGAAAATGCTATTGAAACGCTAGACAGATTATATAAATCTAATGACGAAAACAATCTTGAATTAATAGAAGAACCGGGAATAATACAAGAAAAGCTACAGATTAATATAGAAGATGTACACAAAGTATTTAGAGGACGCCAACGAACATTTGTAAGTTATCTAGCTAATGACCCAACATTTACTAACAAACTAGGTAATTCAGCTTTGCGTGGCGTTGTTGGTAAACAGGAAGAAATAAATTGGACGGTAACACGTACAGCGCAAACATTCGAACGTAACGGCAAGCCTAGAATATCTATACCAAAAGGAACAATGGAACAGCTTAAAGCAATTGCACTTGATACGTTCGGCGATGAGAATAAGATAGACCACCGTAATTTAGAAGTAACTGAAATAGACGAAAACGGTCAATCAATGCAAATACACCAAATCGACACAAGCAAAATTGGGGACATGAATTATGTTAAAGATATTATTCGTATGATGTTAGCAGAAACACAAACGTCAGAAAGTGCTGTTGAATTAGTTAAGCAACAAAGCAGTGGCACACAGTCCGGCATCGCTAAATTCTATGATTTAATGTTATCTGTAATCAAATCTGAAAAGATACGTGATGAGTATGTAGAGTTTTTACAAAACGCATTTGAATCGGCGTTATGGTTTGCGAATGATAAAGACAATGAAATTATTATAGAAAGACCTAATATTATTGTTAAGGATATGTTACCAAAACCACAAGAAGAAGTAAGCACTGAAAACATTTCTAAATACAACGCTGGTGTTCAATCATTAGAAGAAACAATAAGACGGATCAATCCAGAAAAATCGGAAGAATGGGTGCAAGAAGAAATTGAACGCATACAAAGCAATAAGACACAAAGTGACAGTATGAGTTTAGATTTAGGTAATCAATCGCTACAAAACTTTATGAACAATCGTGATGACGAGGGCAACCCGTTAGATGAATTTGGCAATCCTATAGAACCTAACGAACAAAATACAAACGCACCAACAGCGAATGAGTAGGTGTTGTAAATGGCATTGACACCGGAACAAATTAAGAAGTTATCACAATTTTTAAAGAATCAAGTTAAAGAATTAGTTAGTGGTGTGAACATCGAAAACGAGAAAGAAACACAACGCATGTATTTAGCTATTGAAAAGTTATTTAATGATTTAGGTAGTAGCGTGCAACAAGAAGTGCCACAAACGATATATGAGCAATACGCAAATGGTTTATCTAATGCACAACAACAATTAATTGATGTAGGTTTAATTACAAGTAATGGCGCATTTAATGTGCAAAACGCAATAGCTCAAAACTTTGTACACACAGAGGCTATAACATCAATAGTTACAGATACGATGTTAGATTTAGCGAGTGCATTTAGAACAGCTAAAATGTATTCAAAAAGTAATGTAGAAGTTGCGGTAAAAGATGTTCAAGAAGAAATAGCTAAAGAGCTTATGGTTGGTATGACTAATAAACAAATGTCGCAAAGAGTTGCTAAAAAATTTGGAGAAAAAGGCATGACTTCATTCGTAACTGTAGACGGTAAACACTTGCCATTAGATTTTTACGCCGAAACAGTAGTAAGAACGAAAACACAAACAGCATACAACCATAGTCATTTAAATAGATATGCAGAAGATGATGTAAAACATGTATACGTGACTGGTAATATTCCAACATGTAGTGAATGTGCTAAGTATAGGGGGCATGTATTTGCTACTGAACGTGGCGATAAATTTCCACATATTAATTTATTTACAACATTCCCTAAACACCCTAATTGCCAATGTAACTTTAGACCGTACATCATAGATTTTAAAAGTGATGATGAAGTAAAAAGAGATTTGGAACACTCAAAAACATTTGATGAATCAACAGATAATCGAACAAAGGCAGAAAAGGAACAATACAACACAGACCAAAAAGCAAAAGCTAAAGCAAGACGAAACAGTCTTTCGTATAACAAGATGCGTAACCGATTAGGCAGTGAAGGACCGCAGACGTTTAAAGAGTATCTACAAGTTAAAATAAATGACAAAGCTAAATATAACGAGTGGGTCGCACAGATGAAGAAAGTCTATGACCCTAACAAAGTATCAGATGAAACACAAAACACACAGGAAGAACACACAGACACAATTAAATTATCTGATACAAATAATCAAGATGAAGATAAACAATCTCAAAACGAGACGCAAAATGGCATACAAGATAATAATACATTGCCACCTATCGAAACGTTAGATGATTTGGTAGAATTGACGCCAACATTAATGCAAAGCATAGACGATAAATTAGGTACTAACTTTACTACAGTTAATAAAAACGAATTAAGATATGCCATTGATGATTACGACAAAGATAATAAGATAAGACTTAACAGACGTTCGCAAGAGGCAGTGACCGAACTATTTGGTTATAATGATTTACCGCAGTCGATGACACAAGAAGAATTTGATAACCTAGACGAAAGTCGTCAATTTATGCGAGGCATTAAAGATTTCGGCGATACACCGGCAAGCGAATTAATAGAACAATACAAGACTGGCGAACATTATATAGGTCGTGGACTATTTGGGCATGGTACCTATTCGGCAGTAATGAATGAAGAAAACCGAGATATTGTGTGGTCTCGCTACGCAAAACACCAAGACGAAAATATTATGTACCTTACGCATACAGACGATGCCAAAGTAATAGATAATAAGGAATTGGGTAAAATTAAGAAAGAATGGCAAATGGATATTAAGTTATCAGACTTAGACGACGATACTAAAGCGTTGTTACTTGCTATTACTACCAACCGTTCTAACGTGGCTATTATGCTTGGTTATGATGCCTCACACGTACAAGGACAAGAATACTATGTATTATTAAATCGTGGGAAAGTGAGTGTTGTAAATGACTAGAGAAACACAAATGTTTTGGCTAGATAAAATATTAGTTTTAGCAATTGAACAATACAATCAAGCGCAAACATTAGGGAACGAACAAAGTTTTGATGATGTAATAGATGCATACGCCGACAACGACCCGTTAGAACATATATTTATGTTAATGCCTAATGAGTTGTACCAATATGTTATTGATGCAGATAAAGAAATAGCAAACGAGTACGATAAAAACATAGAAGATTATACGCCATATATGAATTAGAAAAGAGTTACACAAATGACGTTAATTACAGGCTTTGCAGTTAAGTAACATAATACGATATAATAAAACGTGTAACGAAAGTTGCAGTCCTTATACCCCTCATGTAATTGACAAACATAATTTCTTGAAAGCATACATCAATAAAAGATGTGTGCTTTTTTATATGTCTTTTACATGGTTCGTAGGCGTTACGATACAACGCTAATCCTAATCGGTGTCGCACACCGTAGAAAAAAAACGTAAGGAGGAATTATAAATGAGTTTTACAAGAGATGATTTAAGAGAAATCGGAATTGATGAGGAATCATTAGAAAAAGTGATGTCACTACATGGACAAGAGGTTCAAGGTCTTAACGACAAAGTAACTCAAAAAGAAACAAAAGTTAATGAGTTGCAAAGCACAGTTGATTCTTACAAAGAGGACAACAAGCAAAAAGACAATGAATTAAAAGACTTGCAAGAGAAAGCTAAAAACGGCGATGACTTGCAACAAACTATTAGTTATTTAAGACAAGCGAATCAAGAAAAAGAAAATCAACGCCAAAAAGAAATTGAAGATTTGAAGTTCAATCACAGTTTAGAAAATAAACTACGTGATGTGGGCGCACGTAACATCAAGGCAGTTAGAGCTTTGCTTGATTCTGAAAATCTTAAATTCAATGATGAAGAAAATGAGATAATTGGATTACAAGATCAATTGGAAAAATTACGTGAATCTGATTCTTACTTATTCGATGATTCAACAAATACCGATAATTCAAATCAAAACTCACAACAACAGCAATCACAATCATATAGTTATAATGCTGGTACTAAAAAAGGCAATAACGGTTTTGATGATAGTGATGAGGCAATCGGGAAAAATAATGCACAAAGATTATTAGGTAAGGAGGCATAACCAATGAGTTTAAAACCTAAAACTTATAAAACATTTGGTAAATCAGTAGAAATTTTACGTGACGGTAAGAACGTTCAATACACTACAGGTAACATTACTTTAGATACTTCAAAATTCACAGAAGTAACAGAGGTGCCAATTGGTACAGCTGTTTTCAGAAATGAAGATACTGATTTATTCGAACTTGTAACAGGAAGTACGCCGGCATCAATGAAAGGCGCAGTGTTAACAGCAAACGATACTATCGTTGAACCTAATGGAGTTGGACCCGTTAGCGCAATACGCAATGCGTCAGTTATTGAGGCACGTTGTAAAGGTATCACAGACAATTTCAAAAAAGCGACGCAAGGTCGTTTAGTATTTGATATTTAATCACATCATAAGGAGGATTATTAATGGTATTAGAAGATAAACGCTTACAACAAGCAAGTTTAAAATCGTTTGTTAAAGAGGCTGATAAATTACGTTCTGAAAATACACCGAATCAGTACCCGTTAGCAAGCGCATACCCAATTGAAGAAGTTGAAGAAATCAAAAATGTTTATAACATTGTAGAACAACAAATTAATGCGTCCGCCTCAATCACAGGCTTTAACGCCGGCGCGCCAATCAGAAACAAAGGACAAGGCAAACAAGCAATTGCAAGCCTTACTAAAATTCAAAATGCTAATTATTTAGATGAAATTGAAATGTATCACTACAGAAACCCACGTAATGACGCAGAACGTCAGAAAATCGTTGACGGTGTTTTAATTGATACTAACGAGTTATCTATTTCAGTAGACGACACAGTAGAATATATTCGTTCACAAATGGCGTACAACGGACGTGTAGATTATGTAGATCCAATGACGCAAACACGTTTAACTTTCGACTTAGACCGTCCGGAAGAAAACAACGTTGCAGTATCTAGTGAATGGGGTACGGACGATGCTACACCAATTACAGATTTGCAAAACGCTGTTAAGCAATTCCAAAAAACGAATGGACGTAAGAAACCGGAAATTATTAACATGAACACAGCAACTTATAATAAGTTGGTTGCTTCCGGGCAAATAAAAAGAGAATTGTTTAACGACACTAACAGTCCACGTATTGTTAAAGACGACGACGTTACAGCGTTATTAAATTCTGTTAAGTTACCACAAATCGTTATTGATGATACAGAAACAGCGATTGAAAACGAACTTGGCGAGATTGAAACACACGAACACTTAGCAGACGACAAAGTAGTTTTACGTTCATCTGTATTAGGTTCTACTATGAGTGGTCCAAGTGTTGAAAACAATTTCGAAAAAGGTAAATTTGTTATTACTGTGATTGATAAAGACCCAGTAACAGAAAAAACAATTGTCGGACAAGTTGTTATGCCAGTTACTAAAAATGTTAATGGAACAGTGTTCCTTAATGTTGCACCCGAAGTTAACGAAGAACCTAAAGAACCTACAGACGGTAGCACAGCAGACGAAGGCGCAACAGCATAATTGAATAGAGGTGTTTTATGATGAAGAAATGTAGAGTTATACAAGGCTCAATATCACATCATAAATCATTAGTTAGCACAGGCGATTATATTTATCTAAGCGATGATGAATATAGTCGCCTTAACCATTTGGTGGAGGTTGTCGAAGAATCAGACGATGAAACACCGAGTGATACAAACGGTGTTAACTATGAATCAATGACAGTTAAAGAGCTACAACAACTAGCAAAAGATAATAATATTAACGTTGGTCGTAAAGCTAAAAAATCAGATTATATTAATACTTTAAAAGAATTAGAAACGTGAGGTGTAAGGTATGGAAATAAACGAACAAGAAGTTAAAGACTATTTGTCTAAACTACCTACACCGGATTATTTCGATGATTTAACAGACGACACACTTAAAAAGCACATATTTGGCGCACAAGAGCAAATAAATGATTTCCTTACTAATTATCCAAATGTAGTTTTATCAAAGCGTATGATAGCCCTACAGACTTTGTACAACGTTGAATCAGAGTATGAAGGTATAGCGATGTTAAAAAGGCAGGGAATCACTGATTATACTGTTAAAGATGTTAAAGCCGTATTAGAACAAGACGAAATATTAAGCCCTAATGTTGTTTCTATTATTGAAAAGGAACAAGAGAAAAACGGTACAACGAAAAACACTATGCAAGTAGGTAGATTAATATGATTCCACCAATGCGACAAAGTATTACAATTTCAATTCCATTACTCGACGATAACGGCAATGAAGTTTACGACGATTACGGAAAACCATTAACTGATACATCAACATTCAAATGTCGTGTGAATGAACACGCTGAATTACAAAGAAGTAAAACTTTTGTATATGATGATGCAGTAGATGAGGTTGACGTAATGCATGATGTCCCTATAGAAACTGGTATTGAAGTTGAATACACAACAAGGCGTGGAACAGTGAAAAAGGGTACTGTTAAAAGTTATACAGAAACTACTAATTTATCGGCAAGTAAAACTTATTTTAGAACGTTGATTGTCAATGGCAAGTAAACATTTCAGTATCAACAATCGAGATACAGAACAGTTTCTAGCTAAGATGAAAACAGCCGATAAAGAATTAGTAACCAATATGACTAAAAAGGGCAATAGAGTAGGCTATCAAGTAGAGGCAGATGCGAAAGCATTAGCGCCACGAGATACGGGACAGTTGGAACAATCAATAAGAAGCACAGGCGTTAAATATGCAAATGGTCAATTGTCTTTATCAGTTGGTTCCCCTTTAGTTTATGCATTGCGTAGACACGAGGAACCGGCAAGACAAGGTATACACGATAAATACGCTAGAGGTGTTAAATACCCCGATTATTATTACAACGGACGAGGCGAGTTAACACGTGCCAAACCTAATGTTGGTAGTTTTGAACCGGGGAGAAAATACTTAACCAATGCAAAACTACTTAATCAAAGTAGGTGGCGCACTGAACTTGCTAAAGCTGTTACAGAAACTTATGGAGGTTAAACATGATAGAACAAGCGATAATGAATTATTTAAAATCGAACATACAAACTGATATGTTAATTTCCATGAATTTCACGACACGTAATGATAATACAATCGTTGTTTACAGCGACCCCGGAGAGCAACCAAGTATGTATGAAGGACAATTGGTACAACCACGTTATCAAATCATTGTTAAATCATCTGATTTTGCTAAAGCAAATGATATTTCGCTACAAATCTATGAATTATTACATCAATACAGATATGACACTATGACAGTTAGTTATAAAACACGTGAAATTGATTACGACGTGTATTCAATAGACGGCTTACATCTACCGGCTAGATTAGGTGTAGATGAAGATAACATCATGTCATATAGTTTAAATTTTCAATCTCAAATCAAGAAAGCAAGCGAGCGTAAAAAATAACGTTCGCTTTTTTATTACAATCAAGGAGGAAAAAGGAATGACACAACAAAAAGTATTTCCATTCGCTGATAAAAGCGACCATATTAAATTAAACTTACAACACTTTGCACAAGCTACACGTCGTGGCGATGATGAAATTATATTTGGTATTTCGGATATTATCATCGGGGAAGGCGACAACATTATTAAATTCGACGGTAAAAACGGCGATAAAGATAGTTACTTACAAGCCGAAGGTGGTTCGGTATCGTTCGAACCGGAAATGGAAGATGTGGTAATTGCCGATTACGGTAACAGCCCATACGACCAACGTTCAACAGGTTATAACGTGACAGTAAGTATTGTGGCAGCACAACAGACAATAGATATGTTATTACTTGCTATTGCCGGTACTGATACTGTTGATGAAAACGGTAAAATCACTGGTGTAGCAGATGCACCTTTAGGCGCTTCAAATCGTAAGAACGCTAAACCAATCCGTATTCATAGACGTGCAGACGGCGATAATCACGATAACGATATTAACATTTATAAAGCCGGCGCAAACGATGAAGTGGAAATTTCTAGTGCAAACGAACAAGGTTCACTTGAAATCTCAATGAGTGCATACCCACGTGATAACGCAAACCCTAGTCGTAAAGGTAATTATTTCTTTACTGGTGCAGTTGACCCTAACGGTATCTTGCCTAAATGGGACGAATTATTAAATGGCAACACTTCAAACACAGAAAACACGTTAGTTTCTAGCATTGCATTTAATAGTGAATCACAAACATTAGCAGTTGGCGAAACGGTAACATTACAACCAACAGTGCAACCAGTTGGCGCAGTAGACAAATCATTAACTTATACATCTAGTGATGAATCAATCGCAACAGTAGATAACAGTGGTGTAGTTACAGCAGTAGCAACAGGCGAAGCAACAATTACAGCATCAACACAAGATGCTAGTGATGTGACGGCAACAGTAACGGTTACAGTTACAGAATAGTATATAAGGTTATAAGGTAGTCGTTTAGGCTACCTTTTTTATTTTTCAAAAACAATATTTTAAGCAAAACAAACAATTATCGGAGGAATTTTAAATGACTAAAGTAAATATTCAATTATTCGAGCAAGACAAACAAGGTAACTTACACGAAACGGACCAATCACAAGCAGTAGAAATTAAAGCGATTAGACCCGGACAATTAGGCGCAATCGCAAAAGTTGTTAACGCTATTCAAAAAGATTTACAAGATAACAAAGAATTTCAAGATACAGTAATTAAACTATTCGGTCAGTATCAAGAAGGCTTTGATATTGAAGATTTAATTCGTAGTGAAGATTTTAATATTTTCGATGTTTTATCGGCGTTTGGTTTCTTAATCGAAACAGTACCGGAAAGAACAATTGAATTGACGAGTGTAGCAAGTGGTATCGACAGCGCTTATTTAGAATTGCAAGATATGGACACATTCTTTGAAATTATTGAGGCAGTCGTTGAAGTAAATGATATTGAAAAAATCGTTAAACGTGTTAAATCACTTATGGATAAAGTGGGAAAGGCACTGAACTTCAACAAGGAAGCAAAACAAACAACAAGCAAGAAACAATAACAGTCGAAGATAGTTTAGTTTATACACTAAGTCCAATTGTCGGTGGTCGTGAACAAGTCATAGATGCACCGGCAGTTGATTTACTAGGTTATTTACTAATTCACTTTGAAACCCTTGAACAAGAAGCAGACAGAGAAAAACAACGCTTATATCTTAACCACCTTTCACGTATGCACGCTAACCCACAAGACAAGAACCAAGCAAAAGAAAACAAAAAATTCATGAAGAACATTGAACCCGGAAAAGAAAGCAACGCCGGACAAAATCAAGCACGTTCAAATGAAGAATTAGAGTGGGACAACATCGAGAAGTTAAAACGAATCGAAAACTCATAGCGTCATACAACAAGTGGTAAGAAAGGAGGGAAAAAGTGAATGGCTGAAATGGATAAAGTTAATGTAAAGTTTAATGCTGATGTTACGAAATTTACAAGAGCTGTAGACCGAATAGAACGCAAGATGCGTGAATTTGATGATAAGACAACAGCGACCGAAAAGAACGTAAATAAACGTTTCGATATGATGAACACATCGGTTTCTAAAATTGATAAATCAATGGCAGAAATGGGCGATGATGTAGATTTAAGCAATGTTAAATCAGAATTAAACAGTGCTAAAAAAGAATTTAAAGACACTGGTAGTGTATCGCAAAAGACCTTTACCAATTTGCAAAAGTCAATATCTAAAGTTGATACATCTGAAATGACTAACAAGACAAGTAAAGCGTTTAACACATTGTCAAAAGACGTTGGCAAACTTGATACACAACTTACTGAAATTGACAAAATTAATTTTGGTAAGTCTTTAGGCGATGATTTCAAAACAGTTGGATATAGTTTTAAAGACTTACAAAGTAAATTAAATAGCACTGAATTGTCGTTATATAGTATGCAAAAGAAAATGAATGAAAGTGATTTCAAATCATATTCAAAAAGTATGCACGAAATCAACGCAACATTGCATCAAGCCGAAAAGGAATTTAAACAATTTGGTAATATCTCATATGAAACAACGCAGAAACTAAACAAGAACATTAAAAGCATATCTTTTTCACAGCTACCCGGCAAAGCAAAAATTGCGTTTAATTCAATTCGTAATGAAATGTCATCACTGAACAAAGATATTGTTTTCATGAACGATAAATTTGGTAGGACGACAAGAATTGTAAATAGCGTCGGTGGTTCAGTTAAACGTACACTTGGTGGTATGAGAAACGATTTTTCAAAAACGTTTAAGGTAATAAATAAAATTGGTACTACCTTGCGTAACGTTGGCGAAGTAGCTAGTGGTATGTTTAAAGGTTTAATGATTTCAAGTTTTACAGCAATCATACCCGTTGCCGGTGCAGTTGTTTCAAGTGTTATGGCTATTGGTTCATCATTAACAGCCGTAGTAGGTGGTGCCGTTGGGCTTGCCGGTGCATTTGGTATAGCCGGTGCCGGCGCAATGACAATGGTTGGCATGTCAAAACGTGCATTAGCGATGCTTGATGAAGGGTTGTTAAAAGCAACAGCAGAAACACAAAAATATCAAGATGCGTTAGCCGGTATCAAAACCCAATTTGATAATTTAGTTAGAGGCAATCAAGCACAAATATTTAACGTTATGGCAAACGGTATAAACGTTGCAAGATTTGCCCTAGACCAACTCACACCGGCTATAAATGAAATAGCGACTATTACATCAAAAGCATCAAATAAGTTGCTAGATTGGGTTAGAAACAGCAAGAACGCCCAAAACATGTTTAGTATCTTAAACAAGATAGGACCACAAGTATTTAAAAACATATTAAATGCTATAGGTAGTTTTGGCGACGGCGCAGTAGCCTTATTCAATAAACTTAATCCATTGTTCACATGGGCATCACAAGGCTTTGAGAACATGGCACGCAGTTTCCAAAAATGGGCTAATAGTACATCAACAGCAAATGGCATTAAAGACTTTATCAATTACACGAAAACAAACTTACCTATTTTAGGTAGTATTTTCGGCAATGTATTTAACGGCATTATTAACCTATTCAAAGCGTTTAGCAGTGAAACAGGTTGGGTGTTAAATGGTTTAGATAGTATGACTAATAAGTTTAAAAATTGGTCGGCTGAATTAAGTCAAAATAAATCGTTTCAAAACTTCCTAGCGTATATAAGAAAAAATGCCCCAATAGTTGGCGAGTTAATCGGTAATATCGTTGATGTGTTTGTTCAATTTGTTCAAGCAGTATCGCCAATTGGCGCCAAGGTATTAAGTATTGCAGTTAAAGTAAGTAAGATGGTAGCCGAGTTTATGAAAGCCCACCCACAAATAACTAAATTTATAGCGTCGGCAGTTGCATTATCCGGTGTTATTAAATTTATTGGTATCGGAATTGGAATTTTATTCCCAATTATTAGACGTTTAGCAATGGTATTAAAAATACTACCACCAATTATGAAGGCAGTAGGTTTAGCAATTCGTTTCATGGGTGGACCCGTCACTATCATTATCGGAATCATCACAACGCTTGTTGGCGTGTTTATTCATTTGTGGAAAACAAACGAAGGCTTTAGAAACGCTGTAATCGGTATATGGAAATCAATTAAATATTGGGCAGTAACGATTTTTACAGCCGTTAAAAATTTCCTAGTCTTTATATGGACGAACGCAAAAAATCTTGTAATGAAAGTTATTCAATTGTGGTGGCAAAACCTTAAAGCGAATTTCCAACTTTGGAAAACCGTTATAATGTCGATTTTTAATGGCATTAAGAGTTTCTTTGTTTGGATTTGGAATCTTATTAAAACGCAAGTTGTCGATAGAGTAGTACAAATGTATAACCAAGTTAAGATGTGGTTCAATCAACTTTGGAACAGTATCAAATCAATATTTATGACAGTTAGAAATTGGCTTTTTGCCGTATGGCTTGCCATTTATTCAAAAGTGAATTATTACGCTAAATTAATTTGGACGAAAGTAAAACAATACTTCACTAACTTATGGAACAATATCAAACTTATTTTCACAACCGTTAAAACGTGGTTAGTTAACACTTGGAATTTCATTTATGGAAAAATAACAACTTTTGCAAAATTGATTTGGACGGGTGTTAAAAATTACTTCACGTGGTTATGGAATAGTATTAAATCAATATTCACTACTGTTAAGAACTGGTTAGTTAGTACGTGGAACTTTATTTATAGCAAAATTTCAAACTTTGCAAGGTTGGTTTGGTCGAAGGTCAAACAATACTTCACATGGCTTTGGAACAGTATTAAATCAATATTCACGACCGTTAGAAATTGGCTAATTAGTACGTGGAATTATCTTTATACAAAAATAAGTAATTTCGCAAGGTTAATTTGGTCTAAAGTGAAAAATTACTTTACTTGGCTATGGAACAGTATTAAGTCTATCTTTACAACGGTTAAAAATTGGTTAGTAAGCACTTGGAATTATATTTATAGTAAAATTTCTAGTTTTGCCCGTAATATTTGGTCTAAAGTTAAGCAATATTTCACTTGGTTGTGGAGAAATGTTAAATCAATCATTACAACCGTTAAAAATTGGTTAATCTCAACTTGGAATTACATTTCTGATAAAGTTGTTTCATTTGCACGCTATATTTGGTCGAAAGTGAAAAGCGCTTTTAATTCCTTATGGGGTTCTATCAAATCAATTTTCACAAGCGTTAAGAATTTCCTATACGATACTTGGCGAAAAATCAGAAATACAGTAGTAGATTTAGCAAAAAAATTATTCAATGGTGTTAAAGGTTATTTCACAGACTTGTGGAATACATCTAAACGTATTTTTAATAACGTGTTTGATTTCCTTTCCGATATTTGGAACTCAATAAGAAATACGGTTGTCGATACTGTAGGCGATTTATGGAATCGTGTAGAATCAATTTTTAATAACATGAAAAATGGCTTATCAAATATCATTGATAAAATCAAAGGTTTTATTGGCGATATGGTCGATTCAATTAAGGACGGATTAAATAAATTAATCGACGGTATTAATTGGGTTGGCGATAAATTAGGTATTGATAAAGAAATACCACATTTAAGCACTGGTACAACACACAATCAACAAGTTAATAGAAAAGTTAAAACATCAAGTGACGGTGCATTAAAAGAAGGTACATTTGCTACAGTTGGCGATAAAGGTAAAGGTAATGGACCGGGTGGTTATCGTAATGAAATGATTAAATATCCTAACGGTAAAATATCATTCACACCAAATAGAGATACCAACACATTCTTGCCTAAAGGTTCAAAAGTCTATAGTGGTAAACAGACACATGCACTGTTAAACCAAAAACCAACAAACAGTACATTAGGTGGCGACGCAAACCCACGCTTAAACGGTGGTACTGTTGGCAACGCTTTAAGTTGGGCAGGCGATAAATTAGGACAAGGTTATAATTGGACTAAAGACAAAGTAGGTAAAGGTGCAGGTTGGCTTAAAGATAAAGTTGGCGATGTAATGGATTGGGTCGAGAAACCCGGTAAATTACTCGATAAGGCACTAGAAGCATTTGGCGTTGATTTCGGGGATTATTCCGGTATCGTTGGCGACTTTGCTAGAGGTGGATTAAAACGCCTTAAAAAAGGTGCAGAAGAAAAAATTAAAGGTTGGTTTGCCCAAGTAACAGCCGGCAACAGTAGTTTCCTAGACTTTTCGCCGGGTAACATAAATTTCCCTTATAGTCCAAACGGTAGAGCGCCCGGGTATCCGTTCAATAGTCCACATATGGGTATTGATTTGAACTATATCTATGAGAAAGTTTATTCAACAATCAGTGGACTAGCTAGAGCAATACCACAAGACGGTAGTGGTTTTGGTAATCACGTATCTATTAAAAATGGTAGTGGTTTAGAAGTTATTTACGGACACCTAAGCGACTTTGCATTTGACGGTAGCAAACAAGTTAAAGCCGGCGACAAACTAGGTACATCGGGTAATTCGGGGCGTTCATCGGGACCACACTTGCACTATGAAATGAGGCAAGACGGTAAACCGTTTAACCCGTTACCATGGTTGAAATCACATGTTGGTGGTTCTGGTGGTAACTGGAACGTTAAGAAAGCATTGAAAAAAGCCGGTTTACCAACTTCAAAAGATTACGTAAGTGCATGGCAAAGACAAATACAAACCGAAAGTGGAGGCGACGCTAAAGCTATCGGTGGAACAGACGGATTGTTGGACGGTCGAGCTAAAGGGCTTGTACAAGTTAAGCCCGGCACATTTAACGCCTTTAAATTACCCGGTCATGACAATATCATGAACGGTATGGATAACTTAATAGCAGGTATGCGTTACGCAAGCGCAAAATACGGTTCATCAATACTTGACGTTATCGGTCATGGGCATGGTTATGCTAGTGGTGGCATTATCAATAGTCCCGAAATGGCATGGCTTGCCGAAGGTGGATTCAGTGAATCTGTAATAAGTCACGACCCGGCAAACAAAGTTAAATCACAAGCTATTTGGAAGGAAACAGGCGACAAGCTAGGTTTCAGTACCGAAGGCGAAACGTTACGTCGTATCATGGAACTTATCGAAGAAGGCAACGAAACGAACGAAACAATCGAAGTTAACACACGTAACAGTGGCGACAATCCAATTTATCTTGATACTAAGAAAGTTGGTAAACAAGTTGCAGAACCGGTTAAACAAGAAATTGAAAATATCGAAAGAAGAAATAAACGATTTAATCGTAGATAGAAAGGAGGTTGCTAATGAGTAATTTCTCATTTAACGGTGTTGAAAAAGATTACTGTTACTATACCGATTACACAACAAGTTGGGGACAAGATAGAGAAATTAACACTACTGATGTACAAGGACGGTCCGGAACCGTCCTAACATCTGTTAGGGATAAAGTAAGAAAAATCGAAGTTAAGTTATTAGTCGATAGTTTAGAAGTTGGAGAAAGTTTGGAACATGTCGCCGAAGATATGGCAGACTGGTTAACAACAGACGAACCAAAACCAATAACATTTGCAAGAGAACCCGATAGAATTTATTACGGGATATTAGAAGGCACAATTGATAAAGATTATTTTGTTAATTTCGGTAAAGCTACAGTTAATTTTCTTTGTGTAGACCCTTATAAATACGCTAGTACAAAAACGAAACAAACAGCAATTTCAGACCAAGCAACTTTATACAATGCTGGTAATAAAAACACACCAATCGAGATACAGGCGAGAGCTTTAAAACCTAGTAGTCATTTTATGATTGCAAAAGGATATAACGGCGATAGTGACGAATTTTTTATGATTGGCGATGATGATGTAGATAAACCGTTAGATAATTACAGTCCACCCGTATTGATTTCTGAAATGCGAGATATGAGAGGTTGGATTGAACTAGGTAATGGAAGTATCAACGATAATTATTTAGGTGGTACTACTGGTGGCGAATTACAAAGTTCATCAACAAAAGAGAGTATTTATCTAAATGTAGATACGTTAGAAAACAACGGTTGGAATGGTGCCGGTCTTAAAAAATCATTTTCAAAAAGTGTTCAAGATTTTAGAGTAACGGTTAAAATTCTACTTAATAATACGAAAAAAGGAACGGCTAAATTTTCGCAATTTGTTTATGATGCAGATAATAGGTTATTGGCATCAATCGGATATGTTAAAAAAAGCGAATCAAGAAGAACAGGAAAAATTATCGTAACTTTATTTAATCAAAGTGGGGAACAAGTGAAAATATATGACTTTGACAATGACCCATATATTCAAAGTCTTGATAGTTTTGTTTTATATGTTGCCTTAACTAGAAAAGGCAATGAGTTTACTGTTAAAAGTTGGAAGTATGACGAAACGCCATATCCAAAAAGACTTGAACCAATCGCAGTTAATGAAAAGACTTTTACTGATTTCGGTAATTTTTATCAACGTAAAGTAGCAAGTACAACACTTTATGAGGCAAGGTATCAAAACACCGACTTTGCTAACATTTATATTCTAGGAACGTATAACAGGGAATTATTAGAGAAACCCGAAGGCGCTAGAGATATGATAATTCAAAAAGGCGACGATATAAGAATAGATACACAAAAAAATATTGTAGTAGTAAATGAAGAACCTATGTTACAAGAAAAAACTTTTGCAAGTGATTTCTTTAATATCGAAAGTGGGACAAACGAATTAATCGTTTTACCGGAAAATACTTTTGATACATCGATATTTTGGCGAGATAGATATTTATAATTTGATTGGAGGTGTTTAATTGATTCATCTATTAAATTTCAAAGGCGAAATCATAGATTTTATTTCCGAAGATGACGGGGCGTTATTTGAGGCAAAACACAACAGACAACAAAAAGATAAAAAAGAAACGTTTGATTTTTCAATCCTTTCAAGTCGAGCAGAAAAATTTAGAGAGCGCAACCGAGTTATTACACAAGATAGCAACAGAAAATATAGGGAGTTTATTATAACCGGTATTTCTGATGATATGGACGGTATAACCGAAATACAAACTAATGCATCATATCTTGAAGATATTGGAACAGCTAAACCTTTTCTACCGGGAGAATTAAAAGATATGACAGCAACACAAGCCTTGTATGAAGTATTAAGAGATACAGGGTGGGAAGTTGCGCCGGACACAGAATATAACGGTATAAAAACAACGAAATGGACGGAACACAAAGCACCATATGACGTAGGTTTACAGTTAGAAACAACTTACGATATGGAGTTAGATTTTTATATTGAATTAGGTTCTAACGAGGTTGAACACCGATATGCAGTTTTAAGACACCCAAAACGTTTATTCAAAGGTAAAGAAGTTAAATTTGGTAAAGACCTAACGGGTCTATCAAGGGAAATTGATTTTACCGAAATTAAAACGGCTTTAATGGTTGTAGGTCCGGAAGATGACGACGGAAACACAAAAGAAGTTGTTGTAACCGACGACCTAGCACAAAGACAATTTGGCTTGCCACAACGTTATATTTGGGACGTATACAAACCCGAATCACAAAATAGTGATATAACAGAAAGCAAATTAAAAGCACTAGGCAAAAATGAATTGAATAAAATTAAAACAGCTAGTGTAACTTACGAAATATCTTCACTGGATATAGATTATTTGTACCAACACGAAACAACATCTATTGGCGATACAATCAGAGTTAAAGATGAAGATTTTAACCCACCGTTGTATTTAGAGGCAGAAGTTATTGGGGAAGAATACGATTTACTAGGGAAAGAAAGTGTTTATACTTTCGGTAAAGTCATAAGATATAGTGAAGAAGATTTGACCCAATTTTTCAGACAACGTTTACAAGAAATTAGAGAAAAATTAAACGATGATATAACCAACCTCAATACGCAATTACAAGAAACGGTAGAAAATGCAGATAAGTATTACGAGCAGAAGATAATTAAACAACCGGAACCACCCACAAACCCCATTGACGACATGTTATGGTACGACACAAGCAATCCGGACGTTGCAGTATTAAGAAGATACAGAAACGGCGAATGGCACAATCAAACAGCAAGTGACGTACAGCAACTAGGTGGTATGACAAGAGAAGAAACAATTTATAATGAATTAGTAAGCACATTTGAAGATTTGCAGTTACAACACTCAATGCTACAAAGTGATGTTTACGATGTAATAAATAGTCAATATTTGGTTGATACGCAATTAAAAGAACAAGTACAAACAGATTTAGACAGCGTTAGCGTTGTATTTAATCAAATCAAAACTAATTTAGATAGCATGGATAAAGATACGGCTACAATAGGTAAATTGATAGATACACAAGCAATGTTTCAAGATTATAGGGAAAACCTACAAAAACTAAATGATAGCCTACAAAACGCTAAAATAAGCATTGACGAGCGTTTAAAATTATTACAACAGCAATACACCGAAGAAAAATTTAATGATGCAATGACCGAAGTAGCAAAAACGTTGCCTAACGGGGAATGGAACAGTGAAACAGGTCAATTATTAGCTGATATACCTAACCAAGAGCAATTGAACGATTTAAAAACAACTGTTAATGATTATGTAGACGGGGAAATTCAAACGCTTAATGATAATTTAGTGGATAAAATAAACACCGACATTAAAGCAACAAAAGAAGAATTAAGCGCTAGTGTTTCAAGCGTGGAAGAAAAAGTAAACGGTTTGGAAGTAGGCACAAGAAACTTATTAGTAAGTTACGCAGACCAATATAACGGTTTGGTTAAATCATATATTGAAAGTACACAAGGTTTCGTGTTTTCCGGTTTTGGCGACAATCTTTATTCAAGCGAATATATCAATCAGATATTGGAACCGGAAGAAACGTATACGATTTCTTATGATGTTGTAGTTATCGGACTAACGGACGTAGCCGAACAATTAGAACCTACTTCACTATCAACTGGATTAAGTCTTTTTGACAAAACGGCAAACGATTATGTAATGCGTTCAAACAAAGAAATGCCACGTGAAATCGGTTATACCGAACACATTTCAGAAACGTTTGAAATGAAAACCGGCGATTATGATTTAATAGGCTATTCTAATTTGTTTAGAGGTAGCATAATTGTTGATGATACAACGGGCAATGATACAAGCGACACCACAGAAAGCACACAGCCTACCACAGACGAACAAAACACAACAACAGACACAAACACAACCGAAACAACAACAGACGATACAACAAGCACACAAGAGCCTACAGACGATACAACAACAAATGATACAACGACAGATACAACAGGCAGTGCTAACGACGGCACACAAGAGCCTACAGACGACACAACAACAGATACAACACAAACTGTTGAAGTATCAGAAAGTGATACTATACGTATTGCTAATTTAAGACTTAAAAAAGGTACGGTAGAAACAGATTACACACCGGCGCCGGAAGATTTTAAAAATGATATTAGTAGCATTGGTGCAACAGTCGAAGAACAAAACACAGAAATTTCGTTAATGAAAGATAACATCAATTTAAAAGCTGATAAAACGACAGTTACCCAACAATTGGGCAAAGTCGAATCGCAAGTAGAAGATAATACAGCACAATTAAATATACAATCTGATAAAATCAATAGTAAAGTTTCGACAAGCGACTACACAGCAGACCAAGAAAATGTTGTTAATCGTTTAAACAGCGCCGAAACAGAACGCCAACAATTAAGCGATGAAATTAATGATAGGGTAACGTTAACCGAATATCAGAACCTTAACATTGGTACACGAAACTTAATGTTAAACACTAATGAACGTGATGATTTTACAGGTGTAGAAGATACAGAACTTCACATTGAATATGAACTTACTAGACCGTTAACCGTTGGCGATGAATACACATTGTCTTATGAAATTTATGATTTATCCGGGGAACAGATAAACCGAGTAAGTTATTTACCATATGACCCGGCAGGCGAGAGAAAAGATATATCAGTTGTAGATAATAAAGTAATTGCAACGTTTACAGCACAAGCAAAAAGCGAAAAGATGTATCTTTATAAAGGTCTTGCCGGAATGACAGACCCAACAAAAGATTTTGTTATTAAAAATGCAATGTTAGTTGAAGGTAATAAAGCCGGAGATTATGCAGAAGCGCCAGAACAATCCGACACACGTTTAAACAAAATGGAAACATCAATCAAACAAAATGGCGAACAGATACAAGACCGAGTTAGCTTAACCGAATTTAACGAAAGTAATAAAACGTTATCACAAGTCATTTCAACGCTCACACAAGACACTACAAACGGTTTAACTTATACGTTTGATGAAAACGGTAAGATAACAAGTTTTAACGTTGGTAATGACGGTGTGACAATCAGAGGCGATAGCGTAGATATTACGGTCAATGATGATTTTAAAGTCGTAGCACAAGATTTAGATAACAAAGTAGACCAAGACAACATTATTAACCGTTTAAACTTGTCGCCCGAAGGTTTAGATATTGACGTTAATAATTTAGGTATTCGAGGTGGCGACAGCAACCAATACGTAAACATAGAAAACGACACTATCGAATTACATGGTAATTATACAAGAACGTGGCAAAATTCAACAGATAATAACAATGTGTTTACTAGATTCAAAGACGGTCATTTAAGATTTAGGAATAACGATTTTGACCGTTCAATATATATATCAGATTTCGGTATTTCAACATATCTTGACGGCGACCCAAGAAATGCATCGGGGACACTAGAATTTTTTGATTACACATACGATAGTAGCGCACGTGGTGTGACATTACAATCCGGTTTAGGTGTTGTCGCATTAAGGGCTGATTCAAACCGAATGGTTATTGAGGCAGACGACACCGTAAACATTGGTAGTAATAAATATTCTGTATACCTTAGACCGTTCGTAAATACACGTGTTGGTGTAAATGAATTTCAATATTATGTTAAGAAGAATCCCACACCCGACGCAACAGACGGCGTATTACTATACGGTAACTTAACAGGTTCCGGAACTAGAATGGGTTCCGGTATCAGATTTAGTAAAAGCGCACCAGTAGTTTACGCTACAAATGACAATGGCGACATGGGAAGTGGTTATTTTTACAGTGAAGGTTTTCAAGGCGATTGGCTAACTAAAAACACCAATTTATACGCTTGTGTACAAAGTAATGGTTCGTTAAGAGTTACCGATATAATGGGTTATAACGGTGGCGACCCTAATTATAGAGATATAGAGGCAATGCGTTTAAACACCTATGATGGTGCGGCATTTGCTAACCATAGTGGTGGAAACGTTTACTTTGGCGTTGGTTATCATGAATTAAGAATTACAGCAAATGATTGGTATAACGGTGGTAGTCCTAAATATCAAGATATTAGATTCAAAAATTATTACGCTACTTCATCTGAAAAATATAAATATGACATTCAAAAATGGGATTATGAAGTATTAGATGTGATTAAGAATGATTTACAATTGTATTCATTTAAACGTGAAGAAGAAAGAGGTAGCGATTACGAACGTAACCATAGAGGTGTAGTTATTGAACGTGAAACACCTATAGAATGGGTACACAGGGACGGCGTAGATAATTACGAAATGTTATCGTGGTCGTTAAAAGCAATTCAAGAATTAGCTCATGCAAAAGATGAACAAGATAAAATCATGCAAAAACAAGATAAAATCATGCAAAAACAAGATAAAATCATGCAAAAACAAGATGAAAGAATTAAAAAATTGGAGGAATTAATAAATGCAAAATAACCAAAGTGAACAACCACAACAACACAAACCTAATTCGGACTACATGGTTAATTACCTAGTGGACGAGAACGCACGATTAACTAAAGAAAACGCAATGTTAAAAGCGATTATCCAAGAGCAAAACGAAAAATTTAAAGAGTTAAGCGAATCACAAGAAGTTAGCGATTAAATCGTTAGCTTCTTTTTATTATAAAATTTTTATTAGGAGTGAATTATTATGCTAGAACGTAAAGAACAATCATTTTATTTAGTCGAGAAAGACAATGAAACAGGTAAAGAATATCCAATGCAAAAAGTATATAACGGTAGTGCTTTTTCACGTACATCAACCACATTTAATGCTTATAAATTCGATACTGTAGACAAAGTGAAATCGGCTTGCCAATTACAAAACAGCATGAACGAAATGTTTGGAGAAACGAGCGTTGTTTATTACGCAGAGGAAAATATAACACGAACTTTGTTTGATAAAACAGGTGCAAACGTAGATGAAACAGCAGATGCAACAGATGAAAGCAACACAACAACATAATAAGCAATATCGACAAAGAAATACATTACCCACTAAATCAAAACTGGAGGGTAATAAGACCATTGGAATCGTACGACGCACGTTTAAGCACAGTAGAAAGAGAGATAAAAGAGCTTAAACAAAAAGACCTTAATCTTGAAAGAAAAATAGAAAAGAGTTTTAACGATTTGGATAAAAAATTAGATGCAAAACACAAGGAACAAAACGAGTATTCCAAAGAGTTATCAAAGAAGCTAGATGATATAAACACAAATCAATCAGACCAAAAACTTATCAACCAAGAATTACGATTTACTTTGAATAACGTAAACGATGATTTAAAGAGAGAAAGAGAAAATAGAGAGGCAGATAAACAAGAGAGAGAACATACAAATAAAGAATTAAGAAATACAAGGCGTTGGAATATGGGCATGGTATTTAGTTTTTTAATACCATTAACTATTGCTATTATCCAATATTTCTTTCTTTGAAGGGAGGTGGAAAATTATGTTGAAACTTTTAACACAAGCAACCGTATTAGGTTCATTCTTAACATGCTTTTGGTTCGGCGATTGCTAAAAAGTAATAACGAACAAACCGGCTATTAATTTAGTCGGTTTTATTTTATTAATTGGAGGATTTTAAAAATGGAACAAATCATAACTTTTGCAACAATCATATCAGTATTAACAATTGGAATTATACAAGGCGTAAAACAAACGGGTTCAATACCTAAAAATATTATACCTTTAATATCAATCGTAATCGGTGGTGTTATTGGTGGTGTTTCCGTATTCATTCCAGAAATCTTTTCTGAATTATCAGTTGGCGCACGTATTTTAGGTTGTGTTATTAGTGGACTTATGGCTACTGGATTATGGGAAACAGGTAAACGACGCAGTGGTAAGACAAAAGACGACCACCAAAAACAGGGTGGAGGCAAAATATAATAATTAAACAATCAACCGGCTAATTTGTAGCCGGTTTCTATTTATAAATAATGGAGGTTTTTTAAATGGCTCAAGAAAAATGGAATGGCGTTCCGGTACGTTATGAATGGTTGCCAATTGGAACAAGACGTAGTGGACAATCTTTAACTACAGGCAAACCAAAATTCGCAGTGGCACACGATACAGGTAATAAAGATACAACAGCACAAGACAATGTGGACTATTACAAAAATTCATATAATATTGATTGGTCTATTGTCGCAAGCGCTCATATATTCGTAGATGACAAAGAATGTATTGTTTGTATACCCGTTACAGAAAAAGCGTGGCATGTGTTATATGGTGCAATCAAAGATAACCAATGGTATGGCGTAGATGCTAACGACGGCGCATTTGGTGCTGAAGGTTCATATTTCACAGATAAAACACGTTCTCAAAACTCATTAGATAATTTAGCACGTGTCTTAGCTTATTTATGTAACTATTGGGGCATTGATTACAAAACGGAAATGCCCGGACATCAAGATATTCAAGTAGGTAAAGTTGATCCGGGTAACTTGTTAGAATACGCTGGTTATGGTCGTGATGTTAGCAATTTAGACAAATTAGTTACTAAATACATTGACGGCGTAGAAGAAGAAAGCGATAGTGAGCCTTCTAAAGAATTATCAGAAACAACTACAGAAAAACCAACAGAAAGTCCACAAACAAATGTAGATTACAAAGAGGCTATAGAGTATATGCACAGCCTAAAAGGTCAGTATATCGATTTCGATAATTTCGCAGCTTACCAGTGTATGGACTTGATTTTAGACTATGCAGACCACGTAACAAATGGTTACAGAATATGGGGTAACGCAATAGATTTAACATGGGTTGCTTTGCCTAAAGGGTGGAAACTTGTAGAAAATACGCCCGACTATGTGCCACCTATTGGTACAATCGCAGTATATACTGAAGGTATTTATGATAAATGGGGCCATACTGGTTTAGTATGGGATAACAGTGGAGGTACAGAAACATTTGTTATCTTAGAACAAAACTATGATACGTTAGCAAACAGCCCGGCAAAATTAAGAACGGATAATTACGCTGGATTAACGCATTTCATTCTTCCCGATTTCGTAGATGAAGATGTAGATTTATCAAATATCACACCGGAACCAGTTAACACGAACGAAAACAATGCTACACTTAAAGTTGGTAATGTACCACCTAACAAATTAACATGGTCTAATCAACCATACTTTAGAGCAACAGCAGATAACGAAGGTGTTTCAATTTGTAGACCAAACCATAATAATGTAATGGTTGTCACTAGCGGATCATATGATCCCGGTTATAATCAATTTTATGTTTATGAAATTCGTGACGGTTGGGCAAGAGTATATTCGCCGGATAATGACGGTTTTGTTTGGTATGAAAGATTACGCATAAACGTGGTTTATAAACCGGGCGGTGGTAGTGAATTGCATGATGATGTAAGCGCATATGACAATGTGTTAAATGATTTAGCGATTGGTTCCATTCCGCCCGATGATTTAAATTGGTCTGATAGTGCATACTTTAGAGGTCGTGTTGATAGTTACGGTGCTACTATTACAAAACATACAGGTAGTAACGGTAATTATGATTGGCACTTAACAAACGAAAGCTACAGTGCTGGTTACGATCAATTCTATATATTCGAAATACTAAACGGTTGGGCAAGAGTATATTCATCTTCAAACAACGGTTGGGTATGGCACGAAAGATTAAGAATAGTAGAAGTATATTAAAAAGTCCATTAGCTAAAATGGTTAAAATATGTTATATTGCAAATAGGGTCACTTTTCACTTAATGACTCACTAATTCTATTATATTTTTACACATGAAGCACTCTTTTATAGAGTGCTTTTTATTTTTATGATGGGTGGCCAAACTTATAATTTATGATAAAATATTAAAACATGCTGTGATAACTCCTTATTGACAATAATTTATATACTGCCCAAGCATGTCACTGGGTGGTTATTTTTTACATAAATAAATCCAGCAATTAATGTGAAAGATTTATTCACAAACGAAGTTTGTAACATGAATTTGATAATCTTACATTTTCGATTGTTGGAAAGTTGGAAAAGTATTTTCTGGTGACGACAATGGTTGGGCAATGCAAGCTTATAAGATGTTTTGCTATTGATTTTTAATTAGCCACATGTTAATTTGTTATTATACCTTTATTTCAATATTTCAAAAGAGAGGCACTGATTATGTGTCTCTCTTTTTTATTTGCTCAAATTTAAGTTCATTAATAATTTTTTATCTGATTTATCGGTTTAAATTAATTAAAATTAATGTTATGTTGTGTTACATAAAAATAAAATATATTGGGGGATTTAAAATGAAAAAAATAATTTTTCCATTAAGTGCAGGTTTATTATCAGGTGCTTTATTACTAGGCAATGATGTTGCTGATGCAGCTATTAATGAAGATAAGTTGAAAAGTGATGCTGTTGATAAGGTTTCTGAAGAATTTGGTTATGTAGAAAATGGTTTGAAAGCTACTGGCCAAGTAGAAGATAAAGGACAGTATTATGAAGTTCCAGCTGTTCAAAGTACAGGTGTTGGTGGTTTACAAATTATCAAGGTTGATAAAGAAACTGGTAATTTACGATTTGGAGATAATGATATCAAAAATTTTCAATCAGCAGGTTCTATAAATATTGATACTTACAATAGCGATGAAAATTCCGTGACAGAAGAAAATAATCATAAAGAAGTAACTAAAAATCAAAATGAGATGTTACCAGAAACTGGTGTAGAAAATGATTTTAATAACATTTTGTTTGGCGGATTGGCGTTATTTTTAGGGATTGGATTTTTAGTAGTAAATAAATTAAGAAGTAAAGCATAATTATGCTAGTATAGTAGACAATCACACTAGGTGATTGTCTATTCTAATTTGTACTCTTAAGTTATTGAAAGAATACATATATACTTTAGGAGATTTAAAATACTAGAAATCAAGGAGGGTTAATTATCACAAAAAGGGTCTTGATTGTTCTTATTGCGATTGTTTATATAGTTGGTGTTGTATTATTAATATATGGACTTAATAAGCAAAATGCCTATAGTCCACCTCCATATATGCAAAATGCTGTATATAATAAAGAGAATGAAGTTAAACTCAATAATATAGGTTATAAAGTAAAGAGTATTGAAGAAAAGCAAGAAATTAAAACGGATAATAATACATATAAAGCAAATGGGGAATATATTGTCCTTACAATCAGAGTTGCAAATTACAAGGATGCGGATTTTATTATAAAACGTAATCAGTTTGCTATAAGTAATAAAAATAGCTTATTAATCCCCGCTATGGATATTACTAACGCACTAAATAAAAAAAGTAATAATTTTTTAGAAGTAAATTCGATAGGTAGTATAAAAAAGAATAACATAAAGAATTTTAAATTAGTATTTGATGTTGATTTAAACACCTTAAAGTCTAACGAACTATATTTAAATATAAATTCTAAAATTATTTCAAAGAATAAAATTTCTTTTACCCTTTGAAATAACATAATTAAAAACTAACTAGAACCACCGGACGCCATATTGGAAAAGTAAAAATCAATGTAGCTATAAAACTAAAAAATAGAAGTAAAGCATTTACTAAACGATCCCCATGAATAAGAGATAAAATATTTATCAATATAATAATACCCAGCAGTACAAGTCCATTAAAAAGGTATAACGTACCGTTAAAAAACTTATTGAAAGATAAAATTGGTATTAAGTATGCTACAAAAGTTGATAGTGCAGATACTAAAGTCAT